GTCGAGAACGTCGGCTTGTTTCCGCATTTCCTCGGAGCCGCCCGCTGCCTGGCTCCAGGGATTGTGGATCATTAGAAACCCGTTGCTTGCGATTTTAACCGGGTTCCCAGCCATTGCGATGACGGAGGCCATAGAAGCAGCGATGCCGTCAACCATTGTGGTGACGCCACCGGGATGGTTCCGCAGAGCGTTGTAAATTGCGTGGCCCTCGAAAACAGAACCGCCCGGGCTGTGGATGTGCAAGTTGATGCGCTGGTCTTTGCGCGTCGAAAGTGCGTCGATAAACTCGGTGGCGCTGGCGCCCCACCCGCCGACCTCTCCGTAAAGATACAGGTCGCTCTCTGGAGATTCTGCCGACGCTTTGAACTCAAACCAGTTGGAGGCCATGATCTTCTTAGTCTGTCAACTCAACTGGTGTTCCGCTTAACCCGCCGCCGATCTGCCCGCTCGCCGTACGCTGTTGGAGCATCGAAAGCGCTGTTCCGAAATCAATCCCAGTCTGATCTGCGATCCGCTTGGCACGATTGATGACGTCGAGCGTTTCGCGCTCGCGGGCGTCCATGTGTTGCTCGAGAACCTGGCCCTGTTCCGCAACGACTTCAGAAAGATTCTTGAAACCGAGTTTGTAATCTTCGCGTCGCGCTGCTGAATCCCGCCCGAGGTCGATTGAGAATTTTGGCGGCAACGTGAAGTCCCATTTTAGGAAGCCGCCTTCGTCGCTGCCTTTGTATTCTGGCAGCACACCGGATTTGATCGCTTTGGAAATTGCGTAACCAACAACGCGTTGTGCAACGGGCTTGAGAAGCTCCTGTCGGTCGAGAATCGTCGTGCGCGCCTTCTCGATTTCCGCGCGTTCCTGTGTTCCGTTCTGCCCGTCGGGTTTCCAACAGAGACTGTACGGCCAGCCGACGCCGAGCAGCGCCTTGCGCGCAAGACGGTCTTGGAACTGATCCCAATCTTGGCCCGGGCGCATATTGACGAACTGTTCAAGTTTGGAACCGGAGCCCGCTTTGAAATAGGTTATCGTGCCGCCCTCCAGCCGCTCCATGCTCATCCCGTCGTCGATCCCATTCCCGCCGAGAACCATGCCGGGATCGTTAACGTCAGCCTGTCCGCTCTCGTTGGTCTCGATCAAAGTCCGAGAGCTGCTCGCCATCTGGTTCAACTGCTCCCAGTACTGGCTTTGATCTGCGTCCCGTAGGTCGTTAAGAGCGTGCGAGAATAAAGGGAGACCGCGGAGTTGGTCTGCCCACTCAGGATCGAAGGATAGGATGAGATCCCGCGCGGAAATATCATCGTCGCCCTCCTCGTCATCCGCAAGTACGCGGTATGCAACCGAACGCCCGACCGGATTCGTAATTACGCCGTGCGAAATTCTAAGCCCACGATAAGGCCCGTCCTGCACGACTGTTTCCGTGCTATCGCGCTGCCCGATGCGGTGCGCAGGGATGGTCTGAAGCATCGGCCACAGGCCATCCTCGGACGTTGTGAGCAACACGCCCTGATCTCCGTCTCGGTCGATTGCGATGCTCTGGAGATACAGGGACGTTTTGAAATCGAACACGTCACCGCGCACGTTGCTCGTCCCGTACCAGAGCAGCAGCCACTCGCTTGCGATCTTCCCCCACTCCTGATCCGCACCCCGGAAGACAGGGTTCCATGCGCGCCCCACGGAGTGCATGGCCTTCTGGACGGTGGCGCCTTTGACGATGCCGTTATTTGCCCAGAGCCTGCGGGACAAAGAAAGAAGGGTGCGCCAGTCCTGGAGATTGACCGAGCGGTTGATGGACTCGGTGTAAGTCGGGATGTACGGGCGCCCGCTTGTGCGGCTCGTCGCATTGATGAGCCTGGAGTCGATCGGGTAGCCCCATTGGTCAACAAGTGCCATGCGTCAGAACCTCGCTTTAGTGCGCCGAAGGGGGCGCGTTGAAAGATAGCGTTGCACTTCCTCTAAAGTGCTTCCGTCGAAAAACTCCAGCGCCTCCTCGACGCAGGCTAGCAGCGCAGAGGTCGACAGCTTCGGATCGACTTGGAACGAGAACGATTTTCCATTGGCGCTTAGACTCGTCATCTGCCGCCCGCCCTTCTCGGAGACGAGCGTGAACTGACCGGTTACAATGTTCTCCAGAACCTCCCGGCCCTGCGCCATCGCAATACGCAAAAGCGATTTTATTAGGAAATCCGGCGCGGCCATTAAAACCAAACCTCCTGTCAACTCGACCCGAGGAACCCATTGAAAATCGCGAACACCGTTTGCATCGCTTCGCAGTCCCACAAATGGTTGTCTTTGCGGATTCGCACCCACCGCCCCGAGACGGCCTTGGTCGCTTTGTTCACAACGTCCCGTTTAACCTCGCTGGCAATCTGGTGGATGTAATCGCCGGACACGTCGTCCGGCGTTTCCCATCGCGCTCCTTTCCCAGCGCGCAGGTTTGCAAGCACATCCTTCACCTTCTCGTTGGACCAAAAGAGATAATACGCCGTGCCGCCGGCGGGGGCGCTGGCTCGCTTCAACTCGGAGTAGAACTTTTTTACAGCTGGCTTGTTCTTGGGGAAATGCATGAATCCGTCGTCCTTCGACCCGTGCAACGCCACCCATCCGAACCGCACGCACTCGTCGTAGACCTGCCCGGTTTCGAACTGGGCGTCCTGGAATGTATACTGCGGCCGCACGTTCAACCTGCGCCTGAGTTGCTCGATGTCTTCTGACGTGTTCATCTTCCCCTCCCAGATTAACCTACTCGACCCGTCCCTGTTCCACGCCCTGCACACCACCCATCGATGATCTCGCTGTCGGTCGATCGTCAGCGCGCGGATGACTGGAGACAGTCTGGATTCAAACTCCTCGGCCTCCCACGGTTCTCCGTTTTGATATTCCGCTTTGGAATATCCAGCCCCGCCCAGAGAGACCTCGGGCGCCGTCTCCTCTTCGCGCCAGAACTCCGCAAGCCGCTTGGTCTTAAAGATTTTCAGCGGCTCTTGGTCGCCGAGTGAAAGTGCTTTCTGCGCGCGCGTCCATCCAAGCGCCAAGTCGCCCCATTTTTCGTGGAAGAGTGCGACCGCTGGCGCGTGCCATCCGTGATGACCAGGCAACCCGCCGGGGTTGGTGACGACGTAGCGCGATGCAATCGAGAGCCCGCGTCGGACGTCCGGCTTGTCCTCGTATTTTGTCTGGCACAGCGGGCACTCATAAACCGCAGACTCCGCAAGCGCGGTCTCGTCTACTCCGCCACCGTCAGCGGTGCTGATCTCGTATTTGAGATTCTTGAAATCCCAGCGGCTCGTCTCTCCGCAGGTTGGACAGACCATGCTAAACTCTCTCCTGTCAGACCGCATCCAAGCAGCGAAAAGCTCTGAGTCTCGGCGCTCGTTCTGCAGGCTAATGTGCTGCTCTCCTCCCTGCGAAACAATGATGACGCGCGCGTTCCAACGCGAGTGCGTGCGGGCGCGCGCCTCCTCGATCAACCCGTGCTTGATTAGCCATGCCTCATCTAGGAAGACGTAGCGCACGGACTTGCGCTGGAAATTGGCCTTGTTTGCGCCGCCCACAAATAGCGAGACGTGGGGCAGGATGATTGCATCCTTGCGTTTCGCGTGGCGATCGACTGACGCGAACATTGGAGCGATTGGTTCGCACGCTTTAAGGATCGGAAGCAGCCGATCTTCCATGTGCTCCTTCGCATCTGGGTCGGTCATCATCGACAGCAGTATCGAGCCTGGCGCCTCGGAGAGAATGTACGGAATCGCGACGTCAAAGACGGTGGTCTTCCCCGCCCCGGTCGGGAGGATTAGCACCTGCTCGCGCACCGTGTCGTCTGAGAAAAACTCAAGCGGCTCGGCCAGCCACGGTGACGCCTCGGGATCGAAGCTCGATGAGCGCGCGCTGTTTGGAATCTTAACGTGTTCCGCAGCCCATTGCGCCACCGTGCGCTTGTCGGGCGCTCGCCATGCGGCCGCGCAGTCCTCGATGATCTGGCGAATCATTTGCCGATTTCCGCAAAGCTGTTGTGCAGGTCGGAAAATAGCTGCTCCATTTTCGCGTCCAACCGTTTCTTAATTTCAGCGGGTGGCATCCCAGACCAGTTCGGGATGTCTCCAACAAAGCGCAGGAAATCAGATCGCATTGCGTTCATTATTCGGACGTGCTCGCGCCGCAGCGCGTCGACCGGAAGCAAACGTTTAAGATCCTCGTCTATTTTGATTTTCAGCCGGTGGCACTCGAGCCTCAACTTCTCGAGTTTCGCGTCAGAAAGACTGGCGACTTTCCCGCCACCGCCCCCGGGCGAGATACGTTTTTCGGCGAACCAGGCGTCCAGTTTTTCGATGTCGTCAACCGGGGCGCCGGATGCAACCGCCCGCCGGATCGTGCGTGGGTCGACCCCAAACCGCTCGGCAAGTTCTGCCTGCCTCGCCATGGACAGGTGGCCTTTTTTCCCTGTCATGGGC